CTTTTCTTGATCACCAAACTGTTTCACAAACAACATGGCTTTTTTAAGATCAGGTTTGCAAGTTAAAGCGTGTATTTCACTCACTTGCATGTGAGCCGCTTGAGCTAATAATTCTCTGATTTTAGGGTCTTTGTGGTTTTTGTACAGGAAGTAGGGACTACGATCTGATCTCATCGTTCACCATCTGGCATTATCCTTGAAACCAGCACGGATCAATTCTGCTGCTGCCTTAAGTGCACCCACTTTACCCTCACCTGCATACTTGTTGAGTATGTCTCCTCTCACTTGAAACATCTCACCGTATTTGGCATTAGTGAAGGATAAATCACCTCTTAAGTCAATCTCTTTGGCCACCAGGCTTCTCAACAAAGGCAGTTTGGGATTCCAGGACACAAAAAACACGCCTTTGAGTGTTTCAGGCAGCCCTTCCAGACTGGTCAGTTGATTGTTACCATCACAGTCAAATTCTTTGCCCACATGCTTGGGTGCGCCCGCCAAGGTCTCCAACATCTTCTGGCTGCACATAAAGTCTCCAGTCACATGACCAAATGTGACACCCAGTTGTTTGACTTGCCTGATCAAGTTCACATCACCTGTCACATCCACCACTCCAGTCACAGGATCCATCTTGTATGTGCCTGTGAGTCTGAATCGTTTCTTTAATCTGGTTTCAATGTCAGTGACATTCACCACCTGATGGTCCACTGTAATGTTGTCCCTGTGTCTGGATTAGTTTCCAACACTGTACTGTATCCTAAATCGTCAAAGTATTTCTTCACACTGGCAATCTGATCCTTGTAGGGTCTCACCAACAAATCGCTTGTGGGAGCCTGTCCACAGTTGACCTTCCAATAGTCTTGGCTGGCTTCATAAGCACGCACATAGAACAATCCTTGACCCACGGTGAGTGTGGCTGTGGCAGTGGCTTGTACACCTGTGCTCAATGGCGCATTTAATAGTACATCAGGTATGCTCTGATAGTCATCACCTGGGGAGGTAACAACCACTTGAGCCACTGCAAATGATCGTTGTGTGCGCACTGTGGGCATCACAGGTTGGCCAGTTTCCTGTAATGCAGGTGACCACACCAACACAGGGTCGCTGGTATAATTGGAACCAGAGGCTGTCACACTCACATGGCTCACATGTGTGGATGTGAGCACACTCACAGCTTGTGCAGAACCCTGAATCACTACGGTGGGACTCATCACATAATCAGCACCTGGGCTTATTAATTCTATCTGTGCTATGGGAGTGTCTAACAAGGCTCCTCGCACTTGCGCATTTCCTTCAATGGTGATCTGTGGTATACTGGTGTATCCTGAACCAGGATCTGTCACATTTACCAAAACCACTAAACCGTTGTCAATAAAGGCCTCAGCTTGTGCTCCTGTGCCGCCGCCCCCTGTTATTTCGACTGAGGGAGGTACCACATATCCTGATCCAGGATTTGTGATGAGTACATCTCTCAAACTAGTGGGTACCAGAATGGCTCGTGCACTAGCGCCTGATCCGCATGTTAGCGTGACTGTGGGTATCTGAGTGTATCCTGTGCCAGGATCCACAATATCCACAGCACTCACCACACCAGATTGTAGTCTTGTGCTAGCTTGTGCCACCCGTGTGGCGTCCCCTATGATTAGCACTGTGGGAGGCACTTGATAACTTGTGCCCCCACTACTCAATGTGATCTGATCCACGCCCAGGATGATATCCACATAGGCATTTTGACCTGTGCCACCATACACAGGGTTATTCTGTAGCACAGGCAGACTGTTGTACGAGCCGCCATTAACAATTTGCACCTGTTGTATGCCACCACCAGGTGTGAGCGCAGACACTTGCAGTACCGCATTTTGTGTGCCTACGCCGCCACTCACATACAGTTGATCATTCAGCTGATAGTTCTGACCCAGTGATCTGATCTGTACATGCACCACTTTCATAAACACAGATTGCACAAGTGCACCACTGCCTGGTGTGGTGAATTGCACAGTGGGTACATCCACATATGTGTTACCACCGTTGTTGACTACATCCACTCTGCTCACTGTTGTGGGGCTCAATTGTGTGGCCACAGTTGCACCTGTGCCGCTGTTTATGAGTATGTTGGGTGTATTTGTGTATCCTGTGCCTGCACTTGTCACAATAAACGCACTCACCACACCACCTGTCAATTGAGCTTGCACAGTAGCATTGGTGCCACTACCGTCTTGCACTGTTACTAGGGGAGGTTGTGCATAACTAAGCCCACCATTATCCACAGCCACACTCAGGATGCCCATGCTCAGATTTAAACTGCAACCTGAACCTATGCCTGATCCTGACGTTATACTGTTTGTTAAATCAGGCAGTTGGGTACTCAGATAATTACCTGAATTAATCAGCACAACCTGTGTGACAGATCCCCCATTAACTTGTGTGACCTGTGCACTAGCTGCGGGAGTACCACCACCAGTTATCAATGTAACTGTGTCTCCCACATTATAATTTGACCCACCAAATGTGATGCCTGTGATAGCAACAACTTTGAATCTGATGATGCCAGCTGTTGCCCCTGTGCCTGCGCTGAGTACCTGCGCAGTGGGTGTGCGTGTGAATCCTGATCCACCATCCAGAACTGTGACAGATTCCAGTCTGCCACTTGTACTCAAATTTGCAACTGCTTGAGCATCCAGGCTGGGCGAACCACCTGAGATCCTGACCAAAGGTGTTGTCACATATCCTGAACCTGGTTCAGTCAAATTGATAGTGCCCACACCAGGTGCTATGTTGATGGCAATGGGTCTGTTTGCTTGAGCATCTGCACGAGTGGCAGCCAGCTTGATGTGATCTGCATCCACATAAATCACATAATAATAGGTGAGGGCTTGCAAGGGTGCTGGTAACTGGCGTGTGCTGAAAACAGTGACTATGTCCCCTTGGCTGAAGCCGTGATTCAGCACTTGGATGGTGTTTGTGATGGCATCCACTGTGAACACTTGATTGGCTGTTGCAGGCAGTGAGGTCATGGGGCTTTCGCCGCTCACTGTGACCTGATAATCTCCACGCTGCACAGCCAATAAGATTTCCATTTCCAGCGCACTGATTTCTCCATGCACTGCAATGTCTTTTACCACGTTGTTACGGGCTTCTGTGGCTGACACAAACCAATTAGCTGTTACCATTACTTGATCCTTTGTGCAAGAGCGTTTTTAGCCATCTTTTCCACAGTTTTTGCATTATTGGGTTCTGTGGGCTGCTTGGGGGGTGTAGCTTCTGGCTCACTGCTGGATAATTTGAGCACAATCTGCTCAGGTTTACTTTGTTGCATATCCACAACAGGTATGGTGTGCATCTGACTCCAAACCCAGTCTTGGTCCATGAAGAAGTTTCTGTCTTCCAAACTTTTAAGTAGCTGGGATGTTTTGATGGTGGGTATCCCCATGGCATGTTGAGTGGTGATCAAAGTGATCAGTGCATCGCGTGCAAGGTCTTCGTGTGATTGTTCGCAAAGGAATTCATGTGCTCTCATAATGACATATTTACTTTATTCTGGATGGTTTTAATACAGAAACACCAGGATAGTGCATCCTGGTGTTTCTTATGGTGCATGTGTGCAGATGACTCAGATTTGATCTAGTAATCTGTTTTTCACTGCCTTAACATGCTCAGGGTCAATTGTTTCCATGACTTTGATATGATCTTCATTGTATCTGAGCCATGTGTCACGGGACACTGCACTTTCAAAAAACTTACGGAAACGTTCGCCATATGTGTATTGACCTCTAACACCCCAAGGTTCACTTGTTAGTTGTTGGTCCAGTTGGGCCACCTTGCGATGTGTTTGCGCTTGAAATCTGGCAGCTTCTAGGAGTTCTGCTTTGAGCTGCTTGTGTGTTTCCACTAGTTCCTGAATTTGTGTTCTGATCTCATGCATGTGGTTTTGCAACACGGCAGATTGCAGATCACCTTGGTTTTGAATCCAGTTTTCACTCAGTGTGCGCACATGAGCTGAATAACTTTTCTTCACATGATCAAAGCGTTCCTTGAGTGCATGCACTTGCTCTTTAGTCTGTTTGAGCTGCTGTTCCTTGAGATCCTTCTCAATAGCTCTTTTATTCTCTTTGACTTTGGCCACAGCCTCAGTTTGCATCGCTATCTGTTTAGCATCTTGAATTTCTTTAGCCGTTGCTGGTTTATTACCCATTTTGCGAGTTTTTAACAGATCTTCTGCTTCTTTTTTAGCTAACCCTTTGGCTAATACTTGTTGTGCTGGTGTAAGTGTGGCTTCGGCTACTTCCTTCTTGGCCCGGCCCAATGGCTCCTCGTGGGGGCCACTCATGGCAGGCATGGCTGCGAATTCTTTTTCGAAATCAATCTCACCTTCTGGTTCAGGAGCAGCAGGGGCAGCTGGAGTAGCTGCTGTAGCCGCAGGAGCCGGGGCTCCCATGGGAGGCAAGGGTTGGCCAATGTCTAAAGGAGCAGCAGGCATGCCACCTGTCTCCATGGTGTTGATAGCGTTGTCTGTCTGATCCTTGGCTGCAATAATGCTGTCCAGCACAGTTTGCAGGTTCTGCTTGACCACATTATTGAATGCTGTGGCAGCTTCCATACCAAATTGATCCTTCATGGTGTCCACAAGTGGCATCAGATCATCCACAGCCATCTTGGCTGCGTCCTCTGCCATCTTTTGCAAGCGGTCACTTATATCTTGGGCAGCTAACAAAGTTTGTGCTTTGTCCAGATTGGTATCTTCTTGTAGCACTCTCTCTTTAACCTTTATTCTGGGCAATTTAATTCCAGGTGCATCTGCACTTGCACTGCCAGTACGTCCCACATGCCCAGAGCCTGGTCTGTGGAATTTAGCCCCCTTGGCCACTTTGGTGTTACCATATGTGGGCGCCTTTTTGGCCATCCATTCATCTCTCAATCTGTCTGCTTCAGGATCCTGTTTGGCTTCATCCACTTCTTTGTGTTTGGCCTGCTTGGCAGCTTGCTTCATGGATTCCTTGCGATCACCATCTTTGTCCAGATCCAGGAAGTCTGGTTTGGAACCCTTTGCTTCATTCAGAGTGGGCATACTTGTTTCCTTATGTTCTTTCACACGCTTGCGACGTCTGGGTGCAACCTCTGTGAGCATTTTCACAGCTTCTAGGATCAAATTGGCCTTCACATATGCAGGTTGCTGCATGTAGGAATTGAAATCTTGATCTTTCACAATTTGTTGTTTTTCAGATATGGCATCTGATGCCCATTCTGAAAGCTTGTGAACATCATGCACAGGTAATTCACAAGCATGCACATGCTTGAGAGTATGCAAGATTTGATTCAGTCTGTGGTGAGGGGAAGCAGAGAGTTGATCTACAAACATGGCCAAACTTTTCTAAACTCGTGGTTTGAGTTATTTAGCCCAAATGTGTCAGAACAAACTGAAGCTTTGGCCACAGCCGCATGCACTTGTGGCTTCGGGCACAGTCAATTTAAATTGACTACCGCTCAAATCCACGCGGTAATCCAGCACTGCATTTTGTAATATTTCTGCGCTGGACAAATCCATACAAACTTGACCCACCATGATATCATGCTTTGTATCAATTTGTGATACCACACTGAATGCATGTTCAAAACCAGAACAACCTCCTGCACGCACACTAACTCTGAACCATTCAGTAGGGTCACAAATTAGTGAAATCTTTAATTGTGCTTGAGGAGTAATCATCATAGTTTAGCATAAATCCTTTTGACCTTAATTTTGGCATGTGCAGCTTTATCCATGCTGGCTGCTTTACGTGCCTCAAAAACGTCCACCTTGCTCAACTGCATTTGAGTACTTGCACGTTTTACCAATTTATGGTAATGAATGGCATCAATACGATGACTGGTGTATGCAGCTTCTGCTTCAAGTAGATCTCTCACTTGGGTATGGTTAACATACTTGCCGGAATTCAGCAACTTGACCAATCCATGTGCAGCTTCATACAAGCTGAGTTCAGATGCTAGTTTTTCACCAGTTACACCATGCACCACATCATAATATTGCTTGCCTGCCACACGTTGTTCGTCCATGTGTACTGCAATCTTATAGTGGCCAATTTTTACCGAATCATTTTGTTTTTCAGTAACCAACGCTTCTGCCACATGTGCATCATGCTTGCTTTCATACAGCAGTTGCACATGTGTCTGTTCCACGGCTTGATTGAACTTTTGCAACACACTGGCCATGGCCTGAATGTCTTGGTTTGTGACTTGACCAGCACCACCCAATTGTACAGGCATTTCATGTGTGTGGGCTGCCAACGGCTGACGAGGGGCTGGTGTAATTTTCCCGTTCATGATGTCAATTAGATGTGCCATGGCCAGTCTGTCTGTTTCGTTAACAACCATATTAAATCCTCCACACTTGTTCAGGGTCAGGTTTACAATAAGCTAGCTTATTCTGTACAGTGCACCGTGTCAATGCTCCTTTATGTACCAATTCGGTTGCCAAATATTGTTCTCTTTCTGTAAGCTGCTTTTTCAGAATGGGTTGACCAGATTGAAACTTGTCCAGTAGTTCAGATTGTTCATTGCTGATCAGCAGTTGAAATCCCGAATTCAAATATAATATTTTCATGATTATGTCTTCATGTTACCAGCAGCTTTTTGTGCTTTACGGCCCAGTGCTTTAACATGCAACTGAATTTCTTCCTGAGTGTCTGCTGTCACAGGTTCATGTTGTAATTTTTCAATTTCTGCCATGTGCATGCGTAACTCTTGTAACCAGGCAGTTTCAGGTTGAACCTTGGAGTTCATATTGGCTAGCATGTGCATGGTGCTTGCTTTTTCATGTGTATCAGGCACTCCTGCTAACTGTTTGATCCTCACCAAGCTGGGCATGTGAGTCATGCCCATCACATGCTCTTGTAGGGATTGCAAATGTCTGCGAGGCACCAAGATCATGTGATCTTGATTGCGGATGCCCACCAAGTTGTCAGGGGCTTGTGGAATTTGCACTTGCCACATGGTGTTCTCATACATGACCACACTTTCTTTAATGTATGACTGAGCATAATCATGCAACATGGTGGCATCAGATCCGCTTATGTCTGATTTTTCTTTGTCTGTGGCTTCTGCATACAATTGGCTCATGAGCTCAGAATCCAGGCTGGGCCAAACCAGTCGCCAATCATCTTCATCCAGTTTACCAATCAGAGGCCAAAGATCAGTTAGTTCTTGATCATTCTTGATCAATTTGCGACCTAAACTTTTAATCTTTGCTTTGATTTCCTGAACATCTTCTGGTTCTTCAGAATTGTCCCAATCTGCATCAGCACTCACATCTGACAATATTTCATCTATGGCATCTGAATCTTCATCTGCCACAGCCGCAGTCAGGTTTATCACTTGATCTGCATTCATGAGATCCATGAGATCTTGAATTTCAGCTTCACTCTTGTCTGTGAGGTCAGCTGTCTTCTGAGCTAGCTCTTTTGTGTTCATGGGAAGGTCTCTCAATAGGGAACATGGGTTGGTTTATAACAGGTGTGTGCGCATGGTGTTTTGTGACCACTCTACGCAACAGACCCTTTTTGCGCACAAATTGGATTCTGTGTGTGCCCACAGGTATTTGTTCCAGTTTCATGATCATATTTAGGTCAATTTGGTCACAGATGACAAAAGGCGCATTGCTGCGCCTTTTGTATTAGTTTATACTGTTAGTGATTAAGCTACAGAAGGCAGGCTGTCTGTGAACTTGGCCACCACGTTGTTGTCGGCACTTGCGCCGTCCACAACAAATGCACTAGTTGCCACAGTTATAGCAATACCTGATGCATCCTGAGGACCAGCTGGAGTTGTGGCTGTGGTGTTCAGAACAGGCACGCCGTTCATAACGTTCAACAGCTGATAACCAGCGTCATTTGTGCCTGCACCCACGCCGCTCACCAACCAGCTGCCGGCCTTTTCAATAACCATGCTGATGGTGTAGATGGCTGTGTTAGCACTGTTGTATGTGGCACCGAACTCATCGTCGGCCACGCCGCCGCTTGCGAAAGCAGAGTTGGCTGCGCTAGGATCTGCACTAAGAGCAGCACTCACGTTCACAACAACTGGGTTAGCACGAGTGGCGAACACAGCAACCACAGTGTTCAGATTCTGCTGCTTGTTGTATGCGCTTGTGTATTCTGCATCAGTGTCATAAGTGACTGTTGCGCCATTACCATCCACAACTACGATTGTGCGGCTGGCTGCCAGGCTGGTCCAGTTACGGGCCTTGAGTGCCTGAGCAAGTGGTGTCTTCACGTTGGTGGGGTAGGCAGGAACAACTGTCTTGATTGTGAAGTAGTTCAGATTGCCGGTGAGGAATTCGCCACCGCGAGCTCCTGCATTGACGTCGGTTTGACCGTAGGCCATAGTATTTGTCTCCTAAAAAAGAGTGCATGATTGCAAAACTATTTATGACGTGAGTGTTTTTTCTTTGGTTTCGCATTAGTTTTTGCGGGAGTCACATAACCAAACAAACTGGGTCTGCGCATCACAATACCAAATGGATTCACTGTGCTGGCCACAGCACCGGAACTGGTTCCGCCACCACTGGAGAATTCCAGCAGGTTGTCCTTGTCCAAAACGCCCACCAGTTTTCCGTCCACATACAAGTTGTGACGGATATTACGGGTGGGATTGAGTTTGACTATCCGAGAATGGTATTCTCTAGCCTTTTCTTCTGTGGGGTAGGTAGTGGTGGCATCGTGCATCTGGCTTTCTGCATCATCCTTGTTTAGTTTCACCAGCTTGGCGGTGTGTTGAGCAGCCGCCTTGTCTGCACGCATGCGGGTTATGTCTCTGCCTGCATGTTTCCAGCCCTTGATGGCCTCTTGTAGTTCTGATATCTTCATTTTTTACTTCCTCCGAATAATGCCTTACCCAATAAATATGCACCCACACCCAATCCAGCCCCCACTGCCAATTGCTTTAGCAGGCTGGGCTTTTTGGGAGTGGTGGTGTTTGCTGTAATGCCGCAGTTTTTACCAGTCTCAGGATCGCATGCGTGATGGATTTCCCAATCACGATCCCTAGCCAGGGATTGCAGTCTTGCGATCACATCACCTCTCAAGGCTTTGGCTCGCAGTGCTTGCAATAATCTGGTCATCACCAAACACTGTGCTTCTGTGTCCACATGATCCATATGCCAATCTGTTAGGATGCGTCTCATGCTCTTGTAGTTGCTGGTGGTGATTTTCAGATCACGTTCCATTTGCAATAACAGTCTGCCACTCAGTTCTGGATCAAATGACACCTGTTGCAAGTTGTGCAGAAATCTTTCCACACTGTGTGGATTCACTCTGATCTGCTTCAACAGCAAATCGCTAGCATCTGGATTACGCAGGTTGTGTGTCCAGGTGGGTGTTTGTGAAATTAACACAGTCAAAAACTGATACAAGTCTGTGCGGTTCAGGTTGGTTGTGTGCCAACCATTCACACTCAAACTAGTGGTTGCATACAGTCTCACCCAGGGGGCTGTTTCAAACTCCTGCCTGCACATGTGTAACGCCAACATATAGCAGAATGCTAAATCTGCCACATCTCTTGCAGAGTATCTGTTGATATTCCTCAAAGTGGGCAGGAGTTTGCTCTCATCTAAATTCATTTCAAGTTTAGACTCTGTAATATTTCTTTGCCAACTGGGTATGTGGATTGCACAGACTCAGCAACCATGAGTGAGCCCAATTGTGTTTGAAGTCTGTGATAATCTCCAGGCTTAAATTTAGCTTCATTATTAGTTAAAAGCTGAATTATTTGTTCTAGATAGGTTTGACGAGACCGTGGGGGGTTCTCGTTTAGTTGTGAATGAGTTTTATATTTGCGCAAAAATGCTTCAAATGCACCTTTGTTGCCACCCTTGTTGTTTGGTGAGGCACTACTTATAAATCTAGTCATGATGTTCACAGCATTTCTTATGTCAGGTTCTGTGGGTGGGGGAGGAGGAGGTGGATCCAGTGTATTGATGGCAGCCTCAATTTCAGATATAAATTGGGCTTTGCGTGCTGGTGGCAGTATGCTAATCCACACTTGAGCATCTGCAGGACTGTTCTTGGATATAGTGAGCAGTTCCTGTAGTGTTTTGGGACAAACCTCTTCCAGATAAGCTTGCAGAGCTTCTGCAACCTTGGCCTGCTTTTGCACCTGAGTCAGAGTGGCATACTTACTATTAACGTCTGCCTCAATAGCATTTATCCATGCTTGGTGATTAGTTGGATCATTTAAGATTGTATCTTCAAGTGCCATGTGTTATCTCCCTGGGGGCCTGCCCCATCTGTTAAAGTCAAAACCGTTCCATATATTAGTTCCTTCTGGTCTGACTTGTGTTGGTATGTTAAGTTTTATACCACTTCCAATTTCATGTGGATTTCTAATTCCAGTATTTGCAGCTTGCATGTCAGCCACAGTGACTCCATGCTTTTGTGCAATGCTACCCAGGGTTTCACCTCTCCGTGTAGTGACTTCGGTGGGGCGGCCAGTAGGTGGTTCTTCATATGCGCCAGTTGCATCCGGTTCTTCATATGCGCCAGTTGCATCAGGACCAGTGGAGGGAGGCTCGGTGGGGACAGGAACAGCTCCAAATTCTCCAGGGGCTTCAGGTGCATTAGGCACTTCCAGTGCTTGAGCATTACCTGATATCCAGGAGGCCACACTGGGCCATGCAGCATCCACACCAGCAATCACACCGCCTAGGGCTGCACCAGTAGCCAGTCTCTTGACTGCGTTTGCAACAGCTTCACTCACTTTCACACCTTGTAAAATGTCAGTGAGCAGTTTTAACATACTGAGTGCCACTGTTCCCACAAGTGGACCAACAAATGGAAAACCTGAAACTATACCTATGGCCATTATTGCTACAATTGCCAAAGATCCAACTTTGCCACCAATCCTTACTATCTTCTCATATCTGGGCACAAGAGCTGGATTCTGGCCTTTCAGGTAATCTTTTAACTTGATTACCCATCCAGCTGGATTTTTAGAAGATGGCAGCTTTTTTTCTATCCAACCCGACAAAGCGTTTGTAAGCCACTTGTTTAGTGCGGATAATAGGCCCTGGGGAACTTGGGCACCTGCTGTCTCTGGATTAACCACTTGTGTGATCACATGCAACTTGTTCACATCCAATGTGGGCAGTCTCTCAAATGCAGCTTTAGTTTGAGCATAATCTAAGTTAGTAAACTCCAAGAGTGTGCGCTTGCTATGGTTGTCCTTAATGCTATCTGTGTAGGCAAGTTTAACTTCGTTATGAAATTCCCATAACGCTATCTTAAAGTTTAACGGTATGCTGAGGTCATTATTAACTTCTAATAAGAGTTGGGATGTTGTGTTCATGGTGTGGTCCCTCTCAACTTGGTAGCCAAATCTCTTAGAGCAGCTAGATCACTCGCACTAAATTGTGGAGGGGTGGGCTGACTGCCAGGTCCTCCACCAGGTCCAGGTCCAGGTCCGGGTCCTCCACCAGGTCCACCACCTGGACCAGGTCCTCCGCCAGCGCCCCCACCAGGGGCGGCAACTGGTTCTGGTGCCGCAGCAGCGTCCACTATATCAAACATTTTACTAACAACAGCTTCCATAAAGCTGTTCATTATCACTTCAGTGCGCTTGCCCCTAGCAGTGGGGCTGGGTCCGCCCACTAGCTGTGTTTTTTTAGATGCCAGTGTGGTGGCTGTGGGGAACCAGGAATTAAATGAACCTGCTTGCACTCTTTCTGTAGCCAACTGTTGAATCACACCGTTGCGGAAGGTGGCGTCATTAAGCACTTCCCCAATCTGAGTTATGTTTAAGGGTACACCGCGATTCTTACCCACTGGTATGGATGTGGTTGCATTACTTGCCATGAAGATGATCACAGTCTGCCAAGTCAAAGTGTCGTAAGCTTGATTTTTACGACCCATATATCTCTCAAACTGTTTTAACAAGGGTGCAGCACCTCTCAATACATCTGAGATGCCCCGTTGCCTCTTACTGAACACACCCTTTAATCGGGTGCTAGCTCTTCTCAGCAGGCCCAGGTCCTCATCCAGAGGGTCTGGTGTGGAGGATGGTATAGTTGCTGTTTGTTCTAACAGACTCATTATGTGCCTCATGAGTTCTGCATCATTTTGTGGTTTCATGATTTGATATCCCCCTTCCTTAGCTGGGTTAGCTTTCTGTGAAATTTTTGTGGATCTTCTTGCAAGATGGCTCGCATGAGCCTCTTGGTGAGGTCTTGTGCTTCAGCCTCAGGATACATCACTTTAAGTGTCTCAATCAGATTGATTGCACTGCTGATCACATGGGTGGCTCTGGCCTCCACCACTGTGTGTTTATTTTTGATGGGAACCAGATCACCCAGTTCGTCAATGATACTCTTGGCGTTCTTCAACTCACGCATCCTGATCAAGTTTGCATTATTTATAGCCAAACCGTTTTAAAAACAACTAGACTTATAAATACTCTTAATCAAGTCACACACAAGGAGATACCACATGGCAGAATATTTGGCAGAGCAGATGCGAAGCTTGACACGCAGACTGGAAGAGCTGGCTCAGAATCCCCTTCCACACACAGGTTTAGAAGGCAGTCTGAATGCCAAGCAGCTGGCTGAAATGCTGGGCGTGAACGACTTGCAGACATTCACTCGCAGCATGAACAAGATTCGTGGCGGCGATGCACTCAAGCTAACTCGTGCAGAAATGACAGAACTAGCAGAAGCCTTTGTGCGTCTGCTAGCACTGGAAGAAAAGGAAACTCATAAGGTCATGATGGCACTCAAGAGAGTGAGTGCCAAGCAAGAGCCTGTGATGGAAGATAAAACCAGGGAAGATGAGAGTCAGGAATTAATTGATGCAGCTCAAAAGTTAGTTGCATCACATAATGGTACTTTATCAAAAAAAGGATCTAAATATCAAGTAACCATACCAAATCTTTACAAAGATAAGACTTTCAATCTCGAATTTAATTTGCGTTGGAATCCCGTTCATGATAAGATGGTGGTTGATTTTAAAGGTCCATTTACTAGCAGTGAATACAATGAAGGATGGTCCTTTGCGGAAGTATTACCTTATGTGATTAAGCATTTTATCAATGCTTTTCCTACAGGGGTATTAAAGTACGCTCCGCCTACAAACCGGCGCCAAGCCAGTGCAGATAGGTTGACTCCTAGATATATTCCCCGAGGCTGACGATCACCGCCTGATCAAGCTGGTTAACTCTTTCAGAGTGGCCACACTTTTAACCGGATCCTGGAGTTCAGGATCCGGTTTCCTGTCTGGACCACTTGCAGCACCTGTGCTGCTGTTTTTCCTACGCAGATCAGCCATCATGTCTGTGGCAGTTTTTACTGGAGGCATGTTATCTTCTTCCATGTCAAAGATGCGCAACGTGTCCACATCAAATCCCATGACCACCTTGCTGCCCACACCTGAACTGGAACGTGTCTTCAAAAACTGGAACTGATACTGACCTCGCTCCTTCATGGCTGGTGTGGCCAGAATTGCAATCACATTGTCTGCTGTCTGGATCTTACTAATACCACCAGAAATGTGACTGTGATCCATTTCCATTTCATTAACTGAGCTACGTCCCAACTGACTGGCTGTAACACCCACCATGCTTTTCTCCACACACAACCCACGCAGCTCTTCTGTGATAAACTTGTCCTTGACAAACAGGTTACTCACATCAATTTTTTTGTTGTTGGGAAACATGAGGTCCAAGTAGTCCACCACAAGCACATCACATTTGTGACCAGTCTCAATCTCATAGTTCTTCAAGTATGCACGTAAATCATTTGTGGTGGTGCCTTGTGGCATCTGTTTCACATGCAAGTCTTTTGCTCGTTTACCTGCCAGCAGCACCTTGATTTCCACATCATCCAGACGCTGAAATATGTCTTTGGAAGCCACACCGCTCACCATGCTGTCCAGTCGCATGCTGATCATTTCTTCGGAAAGCTCCAGGCTGATGTACACCACATTCAGGCCTTCCTTGCTCATGTTCACAGCCTGATTCTGCATGGTCAAACTTTTACCACCACCTGATCCTGCACACCAAATTGTGAGCTCTTTTCTATTAAGTCCGCCATACAACTTGTTGTCCACACTTTTCCAAGTGCTGCTCACTGTGCCATTGGATGACTTGATTTTCATGAGCCTGGCCCTGGGATCATCATAGTATCTGATGCCAATATTGGAGTTCAATCCCACCAGAATGGCTTCTTTGACCTTCTTCTCCACTTCTGCATATGCACCCTTAGCAATCAGATCAGGAGCACTCAGCACAGCATCTGCTAAAGCCCTATTCTTGCAGAATTCCTCAATCTGATCCAGAAATGCCTGTTGTAGTGCAGCAGGCATGCGATCCATCTTTTCAAATTCCATACCAAACTGTGCTCTCATTTGCACATGTGTGGGCAGAGTCTTGTACTGCTCTGTGAATTGCAACAGGAATCTCACAGCTGGTCGCAGCTTGTTCACAAAGTATTTCACATTCAGAATGTTGGCACATCTGCTGAACACTTCTTCATCGCTCAACAGCACACTCACCAACATCATTTGAACATCTTCACCATAATCTTTAATATCCATGTGAACCATCAACCTTTGAACATTTTGCGTTTAACGCCAATCAGTAGTGGATCTGATGTGGCTGCCTGAATAGCACTAGTGATTGTGTATAGCATGCCATAATGAACACAAGCATCTGATGCATCTTTTATTTGATAATCCCATTCAGGAAAGCTCACATGCCAACCAAATGCAAGTGCTTGATCAATCATGTGCTGGTTTTGCATCTGCCTGTCAGGTAATATGATGGGCTGCTGTCCACTGTCCAGGATGGTCTTGATCTGATGCTCACTCAAATGGCTGCCCATGGCTGCCACGCCCTGACATGCAATAGCATCAAAAGGGCCTTCACACACCATGACCCATTTGCGTTTCTTTCGGAGTTGATCCTGATTGAACACATAGCCAGGTGGTATGTCTGAGTTGAAATACTTGGGCTGCCGCCCTTGTTGTGGCACACACAGCCTGGCTGACCAGCCCACTATCTGTGATTGGTTATAAAAGGGCAGTATCACTCTGTCACACATTTGATGTGTGGTGTCAGGTGTCCAATAATAGTCATAGTTTTCCCAATTGAGTGCTTGACGATCCTGCACATATGCACAGGCTTGCAGAAACTTTGCATGCACATCTGGCTGTTGTGCCCATGTGTGAAATGGTTGGGCATGTTCAGGCATGGGTGTGACCTGATGTCTTTTCAAATGACTGGGTATGGCCATCTGCTCAGGTTTATGTGTGCCTGTGACTTGATCTTGCAACAAGTGCAACTTCAACTTTTGCACTGTGCTGGGCTCCACGCCCAACCAGTTGAGCCACTCTTGTAGACTATCACTCACATGATGGCCTGAAAATCTCCATTTGCAGCCACAATTGAAACAATGGTAGCCCACAGTATCATCTGTACCAAACCATAAATTTCCTCGCTGTTTGGTGTCTGCGTTATGGCCTCTGTGAGCACAACAGGGTGCATTAAACCAGATCCATCCTTTGCCTGTGACTTTGCGCTTGGCAGGCAGATGGTCCACAATCAGTTGCTGTAATTCATGCATGTGTTAGTATAACATGTGTTCAGCTGATTTTGTATAGCACCTTCACAAAATCACCCTTGTTATTCAGGTCTGTGTCATAAGTGAATCTGATCCAGCGAGCATTTATACCAAAGTTGATGGGCACCACAGCAGGTGACTCTGGTGTAATTTGCAAATGCGCAGCACCGTTAATGGGCACTGTGAACCAACTCACATCTGTGGGGCTCAAATTCTGCAAGCTGGCCTGTATGCTAAACTTGCCTGTGTAGTTTTGGTTGTACACAGCCACAGAGTAAAAGCCTGCATGTTGACCCACAGTGTTGCGGGCAGCCAGGGCTCCTGATCTGTACACTTGATATTGAGTGTCCCAATTGATAATCTGGGGTGTAAACTCTTTGGCCAAAATTTCTTGAGCAGCCACCAGTTCATCTCCTAGTGCAGGCAGTAGTTCAAACATGCCTTGCACATGATTGTTTACATCCACAAACAGAAATTCATCCTGGAAACCAGGCTTTTTCATTTGCACACTGAACAGGTAACCACCCAATGGCCAACCTGCACATTCAGTGGGACTCACATACAATTGTGCTCTGCCTTTGATTTCGTTGGTGACCTGTGCCTGTTTTTGTAATACAGTTTGTCCTGTCTCCACAAATTGTATGGTGACTTGTAGCACACAATCCAACAATTTGACTGGCTTTTTGTCATTGTTACGAATCACAAAATCCACCCTGTTGTGATTGTTCTTGTACAGTTTGGTCTGATAATTATACATGGGCCTGCTCAGGTTGGGTGCTCCATGATCTGTCTGACTCAATTGCACAGGCAATACATAGTGATAAAGATAGACCAAACTCATGGTAACACCGAAAGATTTCTCATATCATATTTAAGGAGATCTAAATATGTTAATAATCATGACAAACACACCCACACCTAGCTTGGCCAGATGGCCCTTTCTCACACACATCAAGTATCTGGCCAGAGATTATGTGGGTATTGTACAAAACAGTGATCAAAACTTTGTGCACATGTATGTGATAGAGCACTCATGGAGCCCTGAGCAAAAGGTGGAGTTCATGAGTTGTGGGGAATTATATTGGTGGGGCAGCAACAGACAGATCCCCATCAATGTGTTCATGGGAGCCAGGTTCAAACCATATAGCGTATACCTCAAATCATTCAGTCAGAAGGAAGTTCAGCTAGTATATGGACCCATGCCCAGCCTGGACACACTCATCAACAAGCGCAGTAAAAAAAGAACTGTGCAGTTGGTTAAAGGTACACCCACACATTGATCCTTAAACGTATTTGATGTGGGCATTTTGTTTGGATGCCATGTTTTGTGACTGTATGTCCTGCTTGAACGTCAACTTACCTTCTGTGCTCAACTGACTATATTTGATCTGGTATGCCAGATCACCTTTACCAAAATACACACAATAACAGTCTGAATCATACACAATCACAGTGTATGCAGTGGTCACAGCAGCACCGCCCATGCCCCCATACCCTAGCGCAGTGCTGCCCCAAGTTTGACAAAACATGTGCACTTGTACCTCATCCTCGCAAGGACGGCGAGTTTGAAGTGTTTGTGGCACACAGTTAGTTTTGAGAGCCACACCTTGTGCGTGTGCATCCATTTTTCGCCATGCATCCCAGTCACGATTCATATATGTGATATCTGGTAAATGTTTGTGTATGGCCTGGCCCAGTGCATTGTGTAATGCAAGCAGAGAACTTCCGGATCTCATGGATCAGATATCTCACTCATGGTGACTTTGATTTTGACCTGACCGTTCTTATTCACTTTTAGTTTTTGTGGCTTTTGTCCTTGATTCCAATCTTTTTCTTGCGCCTCTGACCATTTGGCCCAAATCTCTGTATGACTCCAAGCCCACATGCTGGCATCCATTTCGTCTTTAATCTTAAGGCTGGCATCCAGCCCCTTATC